TCATCTGCACCACCTGCGATTGTATAGTCGCTTGGGTCTTGTACCGCACCATTGATAGAAACCAGCACAGCAGAAGAAGCTACACCATTTGTAGTAAAAGAAAGAGAGAATGTATCAGTCGTGCCGTTACCTGTGAACTTGTTGAAGTCAGGAGTTATTCCTACACCCGTTGCGATGGCAGATGCGATACCGTCTACATAAGCTTTTGTGGTAGCGTCTCCTAAGTTTGTCGGAGTTCCTACATTTGTTATGCGTTTGTTCTTAGCGTCCCAATTCGTACCACCTTGTTCTTCCTGCAACGACGCATCATTTAACTCACTGATCTCTTCAGCTAAGTATCTGTTGTGCAGATATGCTCTATCTAGTTCACTCTCAGTAAGTACTGAACCGTTAACAAAGTCTACAAGGTCTGTACCAGGCTGGCTCTTTCTTCTTACTCGGACGATCTGCCCAGCGGTAGCACCAATGTTTAAGCGTACTAACTTATCACCATTTGATTCAATAATAACAGAGTAGGAGTTTGGGTTCTGTGCAGCTCCGTTGATCTCCACCGTAACATGTTCATCCTCAAGATACGGAAAGTTAAAAGCAAAGTCTGTTTGTCCGGCAGTTGCGGTGTAATCTACATAGGTGGTTGCCATGATAATATATTATTAACTATTGAGTTAGGAGTTCAAGCTAGTTTCTACCTAACGGTAACATTAATTCCTCTAGCTTGGAAGGTACTTGCTGTTCTTTATATTGCTCTACTGGGAATTTAGCCTTTTTTACATTAAGTTCATATTCCCTGCGTTTTTCCAAATCTTCCGGTTTTCTTAGGCGAGTAGGTTCATCTAGTCTTTCTTGAAATAATTCAACAGCTTCTCTTTGCTCTTCTAGTATGGGATATTCCTCACGCAGTTTTTCAAGGGCTTTATCCCTAAAATTTTTAAAGACAGCTTTAATGGTGTTTACTCTTTCTTCGTCCGCTTGCTCAGTACCTTCAGGTAAAGCTGTTTTAGGAGCACGTCTTATTCTAGTATCAAAATTACCGTAAGGTGTGTTATAAGCTCCTTTAGCTAGACTTACGATAACTTCCTTCATGGTCTTACCGCTTTTAGATGGTAACAACACTGAGTTTAATTTCATCTCATTAGCAATCTCTTGCCACCTGTCGAACGCATCTTGTTTGGTTTCTGGGTGTATGATTTCCTGTAAGTCTACTCCATCAAGTTTCGTAGTACCCCCATTAAAATGAGGAGCTACTCCTAATTCAATACAGACAGCATAAGCTGCTTCTCTAATTCTTTCTTGGTAAGCTTTTTCTATATCTTGTTTTTCAACCTTACGCCTTCCGTCCTGTCTGAGTTCTTTAGCTATTTGATCTCTGGTTATATTAGAGAACATATCTTTTTTTAATGTCCTAAATCCAGTAACCTCATCAATCTCTACATATTTATCTATATCGCCACGTTGATTAAACACACCAAATGGTGATAATATATTTAGACCGCCTCCACGCTTTTCATTAAAACCTCTAAGTTCAATATCTCCGAATATATCACGCATTGGTGGTACAGCTTTAGATAAACCATTCATCCTTCTAGCTATTACCTGCATGATAGAGTTGTTTTCACGGATAACATCATCAGACATATAAGTTAAATTGTTCTGAGCTGATGGTATTGTTTGACCTGCGAGTCCTTTCAATAGTCTAAACGCTTGAGCTGCTTGTGCATCTTTATCTCCCGTAGCTTCAGTAACTAACTTCATAGCATCCCCTAAGTTTTTATAGTAAGATTTATTAGTTAAGTTATTTGATAGAGCTAAAGTAAATACTTGAAACAAATCCCTAGCTTCTTCACGCTGTGCTACAGTACCGTTTGATAAACTCTTCATGTCCGCTGTGACACTCAAAATAGTATTGAACGGTTCTAATGCAGCTAGGCTTATGGCTTTTTGTTTACCAGGTCTAGTAGGATCGGCAATACGTAGTGTATACTCCGGCATTCCGGTAGCAGCACGAATAGCTTTCTTCATCTTCCAGTCTTGACTTTCAGTCCCTACAAACTCAGCTACTCCTGGTACTCCTTCAGCTAAACCCCAAGCAGTAGCCATTATACCAATACTTGTAATTTGTTGCCCCCTAGCTCTAGCTGCTATAATAGGGTCTTCACTAGCTAAATCTTTAGTTGTTTTAGTCCAAAGTTTTTCAGCTAATCTTGGCACGTCTTTTATAAATGGAGTTCGGTTAGCTACTGGTATCTTATCTATGGAAGCAGCTAAAGTTTTTACTGGACTAGTAACAGCAGCGGCTCCTCTTTGTATATTCCTACCAGTACGCATGAACGGATTTAGCACTACTTGTAATGCTGGATATGTACGCAAAAACTGCTCTAAATAATAGTTCCCTTTTTCCAACATATTGGGATCAGCAAACTCTCCCATTTCTTCTGTAAATGTAACTTCTTTTAAATTTCTTTCTATATAGTCTACAAACGCACTAGTATCTTTATCCCAGTTCTGCTTAACAAAGTTATCGATATAAGAGGCTAAGTTTTCAGGAGCCACGCCTTCTTTGTCAGCCATTAGTACAGCCTTACGCCTTACTTGATCCTCTGTCATTAGTTTACCTTTTGATTCAGTAAATACTTTACTAACAAAGTTATCGTAATATTGTCTAAATGTTCCTACTTGTTCGCCAGCCTCTACTGCTTTTTGATAATCTATTTCAGCTTTAGCGTGAGTCATAGCATGAGCTAGATTTAACCTAGTACGAACATCTATAGATGACATAGCTTTTCCAGGTAAATCAACAAACGCTCCTATATTTTGAAAAGTAGCACCTAATGCTCCAGACATGCCGGTACGCTCCATAGCAAAAGCTGACTGACCTACACGCTCAAAATGAGAACGTATATCAGATTCACCAGACTTCAAAGCTTTCATAGCTTCCTTATGAGTGATTGCCCCATAAGTGCTGAAGGTCGTCATAGTTTTCTGCCAAAAATCACCAGCCCTCTTCCATTCTTCTTTAGATATACCTTCCTTTAACCAAGGTAGAGTAGCCATAAATTTAGCACCAATCCAACCATTTAGGGCGTTATACTTAGACATAACAGTGTTAGATATAAGTACCTTAGCATGAGTAGTAGGACTGCTTAACATACCAGCGTAGGCTAAATCACTACCCATATCCCTTACTTTAGTATAAGTAGAAGCACCACCGTTTTCGTCAGGTTTGTATGGGTCTTGTAAATATTTCTTAGCTGTATTTTTCCAAGTACTTTGAAATGCCTTTTGTTGATTAACAAGTATTTCATGCACCTCAGCTGTATCATCCGCTTGTTGTATTGTTTTAAGTAACTTCTTTACAACTTGTATATCTCCGAAGGTTTTTAACTGTTCTTTAAGTTGTTCATCAGTTAGGTTTTTAGCTTCATCTAGATCACTTACTAATTTACCTTCCAACCCCTCAAGTACTTCCTTTTGTTTAACATCTAATATATCTTTTGTGTATTTCCTAGATTGCAACAGCCTACCGGATTCTGCTCCAGCTTTTTTCCAAGCTAATTGTTGTGGTATTAATTTTAATAAACTAGAGGTAGCATCGTTAATTACATTTGGATCGTTTAAATCTGCATCAGTCAATAACTTAAGTAAATCGTCATAGCCTTTTACCATAACAGCACCGTTAGCTGCCATGTGTATACCGAGTTTACTTATTGCATCTGCTACTTCTGCGTTGTCAGCTACTTGAGCAGCGTTCATAACAATAGCAAATTCTTCACCACCAGCTTTTCCTAAACGCCTATTAAGTTCGTTTTGTACTTTAGATAAATATTCTAGTTTACCTATCCTGCCACCTTTTACGTTTTTTAAGTCTGCGTCTATAGCTTTTGTAACAGAATTAATCAGCCTTTGTTTTTCTTCATCATCTGTTAGTAATCTCGCTTTTACTTCGTCAGTCGAATCGAGAACTTTACCGCTTATAGGATCAACTTCACGAGTGCCTCCGCCAGACAAAAAGTCGTCTAATATTCCCCTAGCTTGTTCATCGTCGCTAACACCTGGTTGAGCACCCTCTTTAACTTTTTCTAACTCTTCTTTAGATAACGGAGGTACTCCTTCCCTATCTACTTTAATAGTGGGTGCATCAACTTCCGTAAATACCTTAAATGCCTCCGTCTTCTTAAATTCTTCAGCTACTTTAGCTACCTCCTCCATTTGCTTAACTTCAGCTTGCTCCAAAGTATCAATAGCTTGTTGTAGTACTTTCTCTTCGTTAGGTATTAATTCTTGTAACTGAGACTCTAGTTTCTCGACTTTAGCACGAGCCGATTTATTGATTCCGCCTTTTTTCTCAGTACGTTGTAATTCCTTCTTAACTTGTTTCAGTTCGTCTGTAAGTACTTTACGAAGAATGGAAGCACCCCTTACGGAAGAGTTATCTTTATATATAACAAGACCTTTCTCCAATCTTCCTAATGCTCCACCTATACCTCCGCCTAATAAAGTAGACCCAGCTAATGTGCCTAAACTAAAATCAACATCTTCTCCATATATAGCAGCAAAACCCGATCTTAGTGTTTCGTAGCCGAGTCCTAAAGCAGCTCCTTCTCCGGCTCTAACGCCCATAACTCCAGCTTTAGATAAATTAGCTCCAGTCTTAACAGCGGGTATAGCACCTAAAGCAGCGGAGGCAGTGACCTCGGACCAATTTGTTTCTTCCCTAGCTCCTGAACCTATCTCCATTTGTTGAGCTACTAAATTCCAAAACGCAGCAGAAGACGCATTTAATGTAAACCATCCAGCTTTTGTTAGAGGCTCTGGTGATAACAGTAACGGAGAAGTAACTATACCTGTTCCAAGTGTTCCTGCAATTTCTATAGCAGTAGGATTAGCCCAATCAATAAAATCCGCAACATCAGCAGCGAAACCATCGTAATTAGGGTTAGGTATCAGCCCAGCACGAACAAGTTTCATTGTCTCCTCTTTAGCCTTTTCCATAGAAGAGGCAGAGAAAGGATCACCTTGTGCCAGTACTTGTGCGATTTGATGGTTAGCGGGGCTTTCAGGAGGTAGTCCTGTTATTTGAACAGCTCTCTCTAAGATACGTTCTTCTGGTGTATATAAAGCTTTAATACCATGTTCTGGTAATGTAGTCGGTATGCCTACTTCAGGTTTAGGTGGAGTATATGCTCCCGGTCTTGGTCTTGCTGGAATGGCACCTTCGGGTAAATCCTCAATTTCCTCTACTCTAGTTAACGACCGCACTGGTTTCTGAGTTTTTATATCGCTAGTAATTCTTTTCTGTTCAGAATCTAAATAGCTTTTTACATCACCTTTAAACTGTTCGATGCCCTCTTCTACCTGCTCTTTAGTGAGTTTAGTTTCTGGATCAATAGGATCAACGCCTTCTTTCTGCCCGTAAAACGGACTCATAACAGGTTTATTTTGTTCTTTGTCAGCCATGATTTAATTAAAATTCTGGTTCTGGTATATCTTCCGCTTTTTTATAAACTACTATTCCGTACAATCGTTGAGCTTCTCGAATAGATTCGTTTTCCCAAACTTTAAAAACCTCAGTAGCTGTTTCACGCATCTCTTCTAATACTTTATTTGCAGCCTCTTGAGGTGTTGTTTCAGGGTCTTCTTCATACTCTTTAAATTTAAAAAGATTAGCTTGTCTAAAGTATTTTTGAAATGCGTAATATCTATTATTAACAAATCTTTTGGCTTCATAGCCTCCCTTTGTATTTGCTATCTGAGAGAATATGCTTTTATTTTTTTTAGGGTCTTGCCTGTCATTAGGCTCTAAATCCTCCGGAATACCTAACTGTGCAAAATAGCTATCTTCGTATGTCGCTTTACCTATACGCATACTTCTGAAACCAGTTATTAATTCTTCATACGATTCAGACAGTTTCCTTACGCCTTCTGTTTTATGTACAAGCTTATCGAAATCTCTTTCGGATTCTATTTTATTTAATAATGTTAATCTTTCTTTAGCACTTATTGAGTTACTAGAGAAGGCTTTATCTATATCTTTTTGAACTCTTGTTAAATCTTCGCCCTCAGCTATAAGCGTATCAAAACTTCCGACCACTAATTTAGACGCATCATCGCTAGGTTGGTTTATACTTTTAAGTATAGATTCAAAATCAGCTGAAGCTTGTGCGTCATATTGTAGCGGAGTCTGTTGCAAAAAAGCTGCTTTTAATTTACGAGCGTCTTCGGTGGGTACAGTATTACCATCACCCATTGCTTCAAATAACAAGTTAGTTAACACACCTTTATTTGTTTCGTACTGTGTTTTTAACTGTTCGTTTTTCCTCGCTTCCCACTTAGATTTTTTATCGTTAATTTTATCGTAGTAGCTTGTTATAGAATTACCTACTTCAGCATCAGCAAACTTAACACCGCCTCCTAAATCTAAAGTGCGTAACTTGTCTAAAAATGTTTCAGCTTGTTGAGGGGATATGCTACCTTCTTCGCTTGGGTCTTTAGATAAACCTTCGTTTAAAGTTTCGCTAATCAAGTTATCCCAAGCATATTTCCTAGAACCTTGGAACAACCCAGCGGGATCGTTAAGCCATGTTTTTACAGTTTCATCATTAACATCTAACTGTCCTGATATTATCTGATTTATAGCTGGTCTGCCTTTCTCCAACCAAAAACCCTTACCTTCTTCCACCTCAAAAGCTGCTAGTCTTTTCTCAACTGTGTTTATAAATTCATTTTCCACTTCCTCAAAGAACTTAATGGCGTGGTCACGAACAATCGGTGATTGAAATTCTTCTCTATTAAAAAACTTTTCTCTTTGCTGAAGTGCTTCGACTACTGGGTCTTTTGTAGTTAAGAGAATCTCAGGGTTGTTTAATATATTTCTGTAATCCCTTTTAGCTAGTACTTCTGCTTTTGCTTTTAAAGCCCCAACAATTCTAGCTGAGTTTGCTTCATTTGGAATTTCTCCCCGTTCTACAGCTGCTCTTATTTTTTGCTGAGTTTTCTCTAATTCTACAGCCATCGTAGCTGGATCAGTTTTAAAGGCTATATAACCCTCTTCTTGTAAAGCCTCTTCTAACTTTTGTTTTCTCTGTTGTTCTAATTTTCTTATATTACCGTACTCGGCTAGCATAGGATTAACCTGTGACAAAGCATCCGCTAAATCCATCAACTTGTTACGACCAGCTCGTTGCACCTGAATGCCGTACTGACCTGCTCGTTGAATGGTAGGCTGAATACCAGGAGCAACATCCCCTAGTCCTTGTACTTGTACTCGTTCCTTAGCCATAATTAATAACCCGGTGTAGGTATACTATATTGATCCGTCTTCGGCATATATCTAAACACTTCGTCCGTATCGTAAGTTGCTATCGTAGCTGGTCTAGTATTCTCAAAGAAAGGAGACTGCATCGATCTACTTCCTATAAAAGCAGTAGAACCACCTCCACCAAAACCTCCTGCTTGTTGAATCTGTAAACCTGTACGATAACCGCTGATAGCTTGTTGACCAGCTTGCATTAAAGCACCTAAAGGACTTGGTCTATCTATTGGTTGTGACAATCCGATCTGACGCTGTTGTGTAGCAAACCCTGCTTGTTCAAGCCCGAGTCCTGTACCTAAAGCTCCTAGCTCTTGCTGTCTCAACAAAGCACTACGATACCCCGCTTCTTGTCTCATATAGTCATCCATCAACGCTTGAACAGATGCACCTGCTACACCAGCTTCTCCAGCTGATACTCTAGCTCTAGCAAGTGCTGCTTGTGATTTACGGCTTACTTGTTCAAGTTCTCTACCGACAGCCTCCTGTTCCTGTGCTTGACGCATACGCATCGAAGTTTGTTCTTGTTGGAAGCGTTGACGTTCAGCTGCTGCTGCTTGTGCTTGAGACTTAGCTTGTGCTTTCGCTTGCTGACGCTGACCCGCATAAGATACTAAAGGTGACGCTATACCCGCAACTGTCGTAGCACTAACTAAAGCTAACGCTCCAGCCGACATACCCGCTGCTGCCTTTGCACCTACTATCACCGCACCTATTGCTGGAACACACATATACTTACTTCCTCTCTAATATAAATGACAGATAGTTCTCGAACTGACAATCGCTAAACTCAGCACCTAACCATTCTAACCATTTAATACTCAGCTTGTTACTCTTCATAACAAAGTTAGTTAGATAATCAAAACCATCTAATAATTCTTCCATACGTTCCTTGGAGTGTTTCAAGAAGAACTTCTTAATACTTGGTAATCTTCTAGTACCTAATAACCAAGCACTTCCGATATTCGTACCGTTTATCTGAGCCACACCAAATGAGCAATACAAGTTATTTAACTCATCCTTTACACTGTAGCACTTGCTCGATGTAACATACGACATATACACAGCATCTCTAGGGTGGTGCATAAGACCGAGAATCTCTAACATATCTTCCTCCCGCAAATCGTCGTACAGATCGACTGGGTCCATATCTTTATGTGATTCATCTATCCTAAGCTCCATAGCGTCTACTTCTCGGTATCATCATCGATTCAAATTCTGCAGCTAACAACTTGACTGGCAAGGCAGAACTACTCTTTACTTCAATCGTTGCTTCGTTAGGTTGTGCTTGGACGGGGAATCTAAAGTGTCCGCTTTGTGGTACAAAAGTATTAAGTGTTAAGTTAGCACCAACAATGTCTGGATTAAAGGCGTAGCTATAGGTGTCTCTGTACTTAGGAGTTACTTCAACAGTGAAGTGTCCGGTCTCTGCGTAGTCTATACTACCGTTACGGATCGTTTGAAAAGCGTAGTCAGATGCACTCCTACCTCCTCGTTCTGTTGGTTGTTTTAGTGTTTGGTCAGAGAACTTGTACAACATATTGTACAGGATACCAGCAAAGAAGTACTTCTCGTTATTGTAAAACTTACCAGCTACCCATTCAGGAGCCGTGGCAACATCTGTGCTAACAGTCCAATAAGTGATGTTAGGAGTTACAGAAGTATCAACAGCTACGAAAGAACTTGGGGATGTGTGAGTAGTTTCACATTTATATATCGTACCGGAGTGGGTAACATAGTTAGCTAGTGTTCCACTAACCGTACCTGCTGTAGAAGTAGTCTTAGTGAATGCTACCTTGTGTCCCTTCTTCGTGTATATGTTTACATTGACTGGATCAAAAGGGAAACCACTTATAGTAGTAGTCTTAGAAGGAGCGTCGTAGCTGGTAGTCAAAGCACTACCGTCCACTCGGCTATCAAGATACAATGTATAATCTAATCCAGTATCTTTAATACCGTCCTCCAGGGTCAACTGTTCTAAGTGTAAGCCCTCGCTGTCTGCTGTTAACATATGCAAGTTACTGTCGATAAAGTCAAACCCTCTAACATCACGACCAAAGGTAAACTTCATCCAAGCACTCTGTATCTTTTCTTTGTTGCTCCAGAAGTACTTATAAACAAACAAAGTCTTAGGGTCTTTAGATGTACCAACAACAATCGTGTTCTCAGACTGTGATCCAGCTATCTGTTTAACATCTGCTGTGATGTACTTAGGTATCTGCTGGGTGATCTCTTCGGAGTGAAATGTCTCAGTGTTGTTATCAACAAAGTATTCGTACATCCCTTCAAAGTCGTTCCGTTTAAATGTGAAGTAGATGTAATTACCCAGTGCTATTGGTTGTGTACTGTCTGATATATCGTATTCAGTAACAGGGGATATAGCTACCGTCTTAGGTGATAACACATCTGCCCCTCTAAGTACGAACTGTGATTGCTTACTGAACAACATCAACTTCTCTTGGAATGGTACAGCGTGTTGAAGAACTGCTACCTTTGTATGGCTAAGTCCTACATCTATCGGAGCACTGTCTAACAACTGCTGTGTAGTAGTACGGAAGAAGTTAAAGTACTCATCTGCTTCAGAGAAGATAACATTACTATCTGTCAGGAATCCTAAACGGTTCTTAAAGAAGAATACATCGTTGATCGTAGACCCTACAAAAGATGGGAATGGATTGGTTCCGTTATCACCAGCAGCTCTTTGTCCGTATCCTACAGGTCGTTCTGCATAGGTGATGTTTGTTCTCCAAACTTGTGCTGAATCTATACCTGCTATAGATACCCAATAGTTCTGCCAATCAACACCTACTCCAGGTTCATTACTTGAGTTAGATATATGGTCTTCTACTAAATTATAATAAACACCGTAGTTCTTTACTATGTTTCCGTATTCGTTTGGAGTTTGTAAAGTAAACCCTACCACCTCTCCTGTCACCGCATCGTAGCCATCTGCTACAAGAACGATAGGCATAGTAGTATAATCTATAGTAGTGTCTATACCTTTGCTTGCCCTTTTAGATTCAGGACCGTCGTCCCAACCAACAGTCTCTACCCAACTTCCTTCCCCAAACTCTTCACGATCTTTTGTTTGAAACACTACATAGTAGTCGTCTTGGTCTACATCTGCATCCCCTCTGATACGCACCCGGAAGTCGTGATAACACTTCTTAGGTAAGTCAGTAATGCTTTCTACTTCTTTGTAAACAATACCTAATCCTTCATTACTTATACCATCTTCTGAACGAATACTAAAGTCTGAATCTCCTTGTATCTTTATGATAGAGTCCATCCTAGAGATGGTGAAGTTAGTACCTCCCGGAACGGTTGGGACAAAGCTAGGCATAACAACACCCGGAGTAGAAGGGAAAGATGTGTATACAGTCTTGGTTGTTTCTGTGGAATAGTTATTATTACTTAAGTTTTGGGTAGATCTTATCTGTTTTGATGCATGTTGAGTAATAGTAAGTACAAACGGTTTATCAAAGACTCCTGGTACTGTTTGTGTACTGTCGTACCCCGTGCCTTTGTGTGTTAAACTCCAGCTTTGAACTCCCCCACTACTACCTATAATTAGTCCCCCGCCAGCACCGTATCCTACTTTAGCATTTAAGTTAGGGATACCTGTAGGTGAACTTGGGTTCTGGTCTTCAA